GTGCCACCGATAGCTGTGGTTTCCAGCCAGACGAAACTGTTGGCTGGGATGGAGGCAGAAGTGACAGTGATGGCTTGACCTGTTGTAGTGTTCGTGACAGCAGTTGATGCAATGATGGCAGTACCTGTAGCATTTCTATCTGGGGCATGACGTATAATCAATGTCACTGAAGGTGTTGCTGAACCACGAACAACTGCTTCAACAGCACTGACGGTGATGGCATTGAATGTGTAGAACATTGTGATATCTTCTGCTGATGTAGGATCCATGATACTTATAGATTTAGGTGCAATTGATCCTTGACTTCCAGTGAAACCTACTCCTTGACTTCCGGTGAAACCAAGACTACCCGTGAAACCTGCTCCTTGACTTCCGGTGAAACCAAGACTACCCGTGAAACCTGCTCCTTGACTTCCGGTGAAACCAAGACTACCCGTGAAACCTGCTCCTTCACTTCCTGTGAACCCGACACTTCCTGTGAATCCAGTTGTACCTTGTGATCCTGTGAATCCAATTGATCCAGTGAAGCCAGTGGTTCCTTGTGACCCAGTAAAGCCTACACTTCCTGTGAAACCAGTAGTTCCTTGACTTCCTGTGAATCCGATGCTTCCTGTAAACCCTTGAGCTCCCTGACTTCCTGTGAAGCCTACTGAACCCGTAAAGCCCACTGAACCCGTAAAGCCCACTGAACCTGTGAATCCTGTAGTGCCTTGACTTCCAGTGAATCCTATACTTCCAGTGAAGCCAGTGGTTCCTTGAGACCCCGTGAATCCTATTGACCCAGTAAAGCCTGTGGTTCCTTGAGACCCCGTGAATCCTATTGACCCAGTAAAGCCTGTGGTTCCCTGTGATCCAGTGAAGCCGATGCTTCCTGTGAAACCAGTAGTTCCTTGACTTCCTGTGAATCCGATGCTTCCTGTGAAACCAGTAGTTCCTTGACTTCCTGTGAATCCGATTGACCCGGTGAAGCCAGTGGTTCCTTGAGACCCTGTAAATCCGATTGACCCGGTGAAGCCAGTGGTTCCTTGAGACCCCGTGAATCCTATTGACCCAGTAAAGCCTGTGGTTCCCTGTGAACCTGTGAATCCAACACCTTGCGAACCTGTGAACCCTAAATCACCTGAACGGAATGCGTTGAATACAAAGTATGCACCTGTTTGTATGGCTCCTGTATGACCTGAAATGTACGTTACATTTACTGTTTTATATCCACTAGAATCAACAACACTGGTTATACGATACACCGCAGAAACAGATGTTGCACCAAAATTTCCCATTAGATGTAAATAGCCCTTAACAGGATTGGTACTGTCATCAATCTGTAACCACCAATTTGCCTGATTGTCTGCTGCAAAATCTAGGTCATCAATGTAAAACTGTGTAACTAAATCTATACTACCATTATTACCACGAAATACGCCTGAACCAGGATCTGCATTACCGGTATTATTATCATATTGGTACTTTAATCCTCCTCTGTCTCCGTACGAACCAGTAAATCCGAGCGAGCCAGTGAACCCAACAGAACCTGTAAATCCGATACTTCCAGTGAATCCAGTACCACCTTGTGATCCAGTGAAACCAATACTACCAGTGAACCCAACAGAACCTGTGAATCCAATACTTCCAGTGAATCCAGTACCACCTTGTGATCCAGTGAAACCAATACTACCAGTGAATCCCACAGAGCCTGTAAACCCGACACTTCCTGTAAAGCCTGTGCCACCTTGACTTCCTGTAAAGCCTGTGCCACCTTGGGAGCCTGTGAAACCGACACTTCCTGTGAAACCGTCACTTCCTGTGAATCCAAGTGATCCGGTGAATCCTACACTACCCGTGAACCCCGTTCCGCCTTGGCTACCAGTGAAGCCTGTGTCACCTTGACTTCCGGTGAAGCCAACACTACCTGTGAAGCCCACAGAGCCGGTGAATCCTACGCTACCAGCGAAGCCTGGTCCACCTTGACTTCCTGTGAATCCAGCGCCGCCTTGACTTCCTGTGAATCCGATGCTTCCTGTAAAGCCTGAACCACCTTGACTTCCTGTGAATCCGATGCTTCCTGTAAAGCCTGAACCACCTTGACTTCCTGTGAATCCGATGCTTCCTGTAAAGCCTGAACCACCTTGACTTCCTGTGAATCCGATGCTTCCTGTAAAGCCCACTGAACCTGTGAAACCAGCACCACCTTGAGAGCCAACAAATCCTGTGGTACCTTGTGAACCAGTAAATCCTTGAGCACCAACTGATCCTGAAAGATTGACGGTCCAACTAGTGTATGTTCCTGAACCTACTGTAGTAATTACATTTACTACTAAACTTCCTGTTCCAACATCGTAACTTGTTACAGTGCCTTCCAGGTAATTGTTTGTATCATAAACAATTTTCACAGCTTGAGTAGCACTGTATGACAAATCTGTTTCAACAGTGAACGTCTTAGAACCTGTGGAAATTGAATTGGATGTAGTACTGGAAGTAAGATAACGGTCACCATCTAATCCATTAGAACCAGTGAAACCAGTATCGCCTTTACTTCCAGTGAAGCCTAGTGATCCAGTGAAACCAGTATCGCCTTTACTTCCAGTGAAGCCTAGTGATCCAGTGAAACCAGTATCGCCTTTGCTTCCACTGAAGCCGATACTCCCAGTAAAGCCTGTAGTACCTTGCGACCCAGTGAATCCGATTGACCCAGTGAAGCCAGTGGTTCCTTGTGACCCAGTAAAGCCTACACTTCCTGTGAAGCCTGTAGTTCCTTGACTTCCAGTGAAGCCGATACTTCCTGTGAATCCGATACTTCCGGTGAATCCGATGCTACCAGTAAATCCAACATCACCTTTACTGCCAGTGAAGCCAATACTACCAGTGAAACCAATGGTGCCTTGTGAACCTGTAAATCCTACTGAGCCAGAGAATCCTACTGAGCCAGAGAATCCTGTCGTTCCTTGTGAACCTGCGAAGCCGATACTCCCTGTGAAGCCAGAATCACCTTTGCTACCAATGAATCCAACACTTCCGGTAAAGCCGGTAGTTCCTTGCGACCCACTGAAGCCGATACTCCCAGTAAAGCCTGTAGTACCTTGACTACCTGTGAACCCCAGCGACCCTGTGAATCCTGTAGTTCCTTGTGACCCTGTAAATCCAGAATCGCCTTTGCTACCAGTGAATCCAACAGAACCTGTAAAGCCTGTGGTTCCTTGTGACCCAGTGAATCCGATTGAACCTGTAAATCCAGAATCGCCTTTGCTACCAGTGAACCCGATACTTCCTGTGAAGCCTGCGGTTCCTTGTGACCCAGTGAATCCGATTGAACCAGTAAATCCAACAGAACCTGCGAAACCAGTTGTTCCTTGTGACCCAGTGAATCCGATTGAACCAGTAAATCCAACATCGCCTTTGCTACCAGTAAATCCAGAATCGCCTTTGCTACCAGTAAAGCCTATTGAGCCTGTGAAGCCAGTAGTTCCTTGTGACCCAGTGAAGCCTACACTTCCTACGAAGCCAGTAGTTCCTTGTGACCCAGTGAAGCCGATACTTCCTGAGAAACCAGTAGTACCTTGCGAGCCTGTGAAACCAACACTACCCGTGAAGCCAGTAGTTCCTTGCGACCCAGTGAAGCCGATGCTACCTGTGAATCCTTGATTACCTTGACTGCCTGTAAACCCAACATCACCTTGAGAGCCAGAAAATCCAATACTTCCTGTGAAGCCAACACTTCCAGTGAATCCAATATCACCTTGACTGCCTGTAAACCCAACATCACCTTGAGAGCCAGAAAATCCAATACTTCCTGTGAAGCCAACACTTCCAGTGAATCCAATATCACCTTTACTTCCAGAAAATCCAATACTTCCTGTGAAGCCTGTAGTACCTTGACTTCCAGTGAAGCCAGTAGTTCCTTGCGAACCAGTGAACCCGATACTTCCTGTGAAACCTGCGGTTCCTTGAGAACCTGTGAAGCCAACACTTCCAGTGAATCCAATATCACCTTTACTTCCAGTGAAACCTGTGGTTCCTTGTGAGCCTACAAAACCAATACTTCCAGTAAAGCCTGTAGTACCTTGACTTCCAGTGAATCCTAATGAACCAGCAAAGCCTGTGGTTCCTTGCGACCCAGTGAAGCCGATGCTACCGGTGAATCCTGTATCTCCCTTACTACCAGTGAAGCCTACAGAGCCACTGAAGCCAGTGATTCCCTGTGAGCCTGTGAACCCGATACTTCCTGTGAAGCCTGTGGTTCCTTGTGACCCAGTGAAGCCGATGCTACCGGTGAATCCTACACTACCGGTGAAGCCAACACCACCTTGACTACCTGTAAACCCAGAACCTTGACTTCCAGTGAATCCTGAACCACCTTGACTACCAACAAAACCGCGACTACCGGTATAACCTAAAGCACTACTGGCGGCATCAACCCATTGAGTACTGGTGCCGTCATTGTAATAAATTTTCAGTTGTCCAGATTCTTCGTCCCACCATAAATCACCATCACTAGGAGTTTCTGGGGGTGTGGATGAAGTTGAAACAGATGCACCGCCACCGCCGCCACCTGAACCTGTATAACCAACAGCACCTTGACTACCCGTGAAACCACTGGTACCCGCAGAACCTTGTGAGCCTGTGAAGCCTTGAGCACCATCAGTTACAGTTGGATCCGCAAACAACACCCATTGACTACTAGTACCATCATTATAATAGAAATAGGATTTACCAGAAGTTGAATCAAACCAAATAGTTCCTGTGTTTGGTAATACTGGAGGAGTTGTAGATGCAACAACCGTGTATTGTGACCCTGTGTATCCAAGACTTCCTGTAAATCCAGTAACACCAAAGGATCCGGTGAAACCGACACTTCCTGTGAAGCCAATTTCACCTTTGCTACCATCAAAGCCTGTGGCACCTTGTGAACCAGTGAAGCCGATATCACCTTGACTACCTGTGAAGCCTAAAGAACCTGTGAAGCCTAAAGAACCTGTGAAGCCAGTACTACCCTGACTTCCCACATAACCAGTGTCACCACGGTCACCTGTTCGAGCGAACGTGATGATGATGTCCAAGTTGTTGGTGAATGATGTGGAACCAGAAAGCCAAGATATTGGAACTGCAAAATAATTACTGTATTCAGTGTGCGCGCCCGTGATAGCGAACATGGCAAAATTGTTCGTATCAGTCTTTTCTGTGATTGTGAAATGTCCTTTAATTGATGATGTAGAATCATCAATGGTTTGGAGATAATTGAAAACAGAAATTGCTGCATCATCAAACTGATTGATGTAGAGAACTGACGATGTTGAAAGGTCAGTAGAATTTAAACGTAACTTTCCAGAACCAGGATCAGAATTTGTGGTACTAGTATCAAACGTGTAATCAAACGCGGCGCCGCCGAAAGTACCTGGGTCACCTTTGCTACCAGTATAACCTAAATCGCCCTGTGACCCGACAAATCCTGTATCTCCTTGACTACCAGTGAAGCCACGACTTCCTGAAAATCCTATACTGCCAGTGAAGCCCGTATCTCCTTGACTTCCAGTAAATCCAATAATACCAATACTTCCAGTAAATCCAATAATACCCTGACTGCCAGAATAGCCAATATCTCCTTGACTTCCAGTATATCCAAGAATTCCCTGCGAACCAGTGAAGCCTGTGGCGCCTTGACTGCCGGTGAAGCCATTATCACCCTTGCTTCCAGTGAAGCCGAGTGACCCAGTGAAGCCGGTGCTACCAACTAAACCTGATGAAATTTCTACAATGGATTCTACACCATCGTTTTTCTTGAAGTAAATTTTACCATCATTGGTATTGATAGCCAATTCACCCAACTGCAAGTCGGATAATTGCGGAACTTTACCTGGTACAGCAGACCGTTTTATTTTAATCAAATTCGCCATTTGGCTCCTCTAGATTCGCTATGTAGCGTAGATAAATAAACTTGACAAAATACTATATGTATAGTATATTATTGTTATATTTATAATATTTTTACGAGGTGAATTGGATGTCAAAGACAAAGATTGCTATAGTAGACCTTATTGGTTTAACCTATGACCCAACAACTTTAGAAAAGTATGGTCTAGGAGGATCGGAATCCGCTGTAATTTACATGGCTCGGGAACTGCAAAAGGCAGGATTCGATGTTACAGTTTTCAATAACTGTATAGATAGCAGAGCAAGAGAAGGTGTGTATGATGGTGTGACTTATGTAGATAATCAACGCCTCCATCATATGAATGATTACACATGTGATGTGTTTATCGTGTCACGCACAGTAATTCCATTTCTGCCTGAAAAATATTGGAAAAATGTAAATTACAATCCTGGGGTTTATCAGCAATTAAAAAATAGTGCCAAAAAGAAAATTTTATGGCTGCATGACACATTCTGTTCAGGAGATGAATTATTAGAAGAATTGGTCATGGATGGACATATTGATGAGGTGTTCACCTTGTCTGATTTTCATACTACATATTTCGCCAATTCTCATCACGGTAGAAGAAGAAATTTTGAAGTATTAAAGAACAAGATTTTCATGACACGTAATGGTATCAAACGCCATATTCATGAAATTGATGTTACCAAGAAAGATAAAAACTTGTTTGTGTATAATGCTTCTATTACCAAGGGCATGTTACCCTTAGTTGAAAACATTTGGCCTCTAGTTAAACGTAGAATTCCAACTGCCAAGTTGAAAGTGATTGGCGGGTATTATCGTTTCCGTGACGGAGCCCCTCCAGATGCACAAGAGGAAACATGGCATAAGTTAATTGCTCGTCCTGAAATGAAAGCCATGGACATTGAGTTCACAGGTGTTATTCCACAAAAACAAATTGCTGATATACTATCAGAAGCATCATTCATGATTTTTCCTGGCGCATTCCCAGAAACATTTGGAATTTCCAGTCTTGAATCTCTTGCATACAACACACCATTAATTACAACTCGATTTGGTGCATTAGAAGAAACTGCTGTAGACATGGCATGTTACAAGATTGATTATGCCATTGAACCAAACAATTTGTTCACTGATATTAACAAAGACAATCAAGTACGGAAATTTGTTGATATGGTGGTGTATGCATATAACAATCCCTATCTACATGCACAAAAGATGCAGTACTGTAACATCGTTCATGATATCTGTGAATGGGACACAGTAGCTTTACAATGGAAACAACACATCTATAAAATTTTAGGGTTGTATCTTCCTGTTGATGAATATAAGAAAGTGTCATATATCAATCAAAAGGTTCATGAAGTGTATACTCGTAGATATAGCAATCCAGAAGAATGGCAACCTGTAAGAAGTTACCCACAACAAAACATTTCAGTTGTATCTCCCTTTTATAATGCAAAGGATTACATTGCCGATTGCATTTTGTCAGTTGCATCTCAGGATTATGAGAATTACACTCATTATTTAATTGATGATGCTTCTACAGATGGTAGTTTTGAAATTGCTAAAGAAACTATAAACACACTCTCTGAAAACATTAAATCAAAATTCAAGTTGATTCGAAATGGAGAGAATCAAGGAGCTGTTGCCAATCAAGTGTTAACCATCATGTCATGCAATGACGAGGACATTGTTATGATGCTTGATGGTGATGACAAACTAGTAAATGATAATAACATATTTCAATATTATAATTCTGTGTATGATGGCACAACCGAATTCACCTATGGATCCATGTGGTCCATGGTGGATAACATCCCGTTAATTGCACAGCCCTACCCTGAAAGGGTGAAACAGAACCGAGACTATAGAAAACATTTGTTTGCATGGAATATGCCATATACACATCTTAGAACATTCAAGAAGTTTTTGTTCAACGATATCCCAATGACAAATTTTCAAGATGAACATGGTAAGTGGTATCGCGCAGGGGGCGACACGGCAATTTTCTATAATGCGATTGAAAAGGCAGAACCTTCGAAAGTAAAAGCTCTGCAAAAAATCGTATATAACTATAATGACAAGAACCCATTAAATGATTATAAAGTTAATGGAGTTGAACAAACTAAAACTGCAAATAAAGTACTGCACAACACTGAAACACATACAACTCATACTATGACCTCACAAAACAAAAAGAAAATACTTTTGGCAATCCCCACAGCCAAGTATATTGAATCTGAAACATTCAAGAGCATCTATGATTTAGAAGTACCTGATGATGTAGAATTAACCTTTCAATATTTCTATGGTTACAATATTGACCAAATTAGAAATTTGATTGCACACTGGGCAACACATTATGATTATCTGTTTTCTGTAGACAGTGACATTGTTCTGCCTAAAGATTGTTTAGTGAAGATGTTGAATCATGATAAAGATATGGTCTCAGGTGTGTATATTCAACGTAAACCTGACCAGGAAATTTTAGAAATTTACAGAAAGAATGAACATGGAGGAGTTTCCAATGTTCCGTTCATTCACTTGCAACCGGCAGGATTACATCCAGTTGACGGGTGTGGATTTGGTTGTGTTCTTGTGAAGTCTGAAGTTATTCGTAAGATTGGTTATCCGCAGTTTGTGTACAAGTCAGCATTGGACCACAGGAACACAATTTCCGAAGATGTGTACTTCTGTACAAGAGCCCGCCAACTAGGATTCCAAATTTTTGCTGATTCTACAATTGTATGTAATCACATTGGTAATACCGTGTTCGTGCCGAAAGACATCATGAGTGATGAACAACAAAAAAATTACCTCCGGCATCTCTCGACATGGGACTTCAGAAAGGAAGATGTTGATTATCTGAAAACCATGAAGAAGCACGGCGTGAATCCTAAAGTAATTTATGATATTGGTGCTTGCACAGGTAATTGGACCCGTGAAGCACGAAAGATTTGGGACAATAGCAATTTTGTGTTGTTTGATGCCATGCCACAAGTTGAATTCCTGTTGAAGGAAACAGGATTTGATTATCACATTGGTGTGTTAAGCGATGTATCTCATAAAGAAGTTGAATTCTTTGAGAATGTGTGGCAACCAGGTGGTAACAGCTATTATCGTGAAATTGGTCATCCTGAATCAGGACGAGTATTTTCAGATGCACACAAGGTGAAGAAAACTACTCGTTCATTGGATGATGTAGTACGATACAACAATTTCCCATTACCTGATATGATGAAGATTGATGTTCAAGGTTGTGAAATTGACGTATTGAAGGGTGCTGAATATACATTGTCCAAGTGTACGGACTTGTTGATTGAATTGCAACATACAGAATATAACCAAGGTGCGCCATTAAAGGATGAGGCTATTGAATTCTTAAAGAGTATTGGTTTCAAACAAAAGTATGCGTTACCAGCTACACCGTTTGATGGTGACTATCATTTTGTGAGGGTGTAATGTCATTACCTACATATAATAAAAAATACGCACTTGAAGAATTTCAATTGCACGGTGAATATCAGATGCAAGAAAAATTGAGTACGATTCCTATGACTTCAATTTTTGATGTAGGGTGTAATATTGGTGAATGGACAAGAATGGTTCGAAGTTTTCAACCAAAAGCATTAATTCACATGTTTGATATTTCTCCGTTCACCTTTCAAAAGATGCTTAGAAATATACCATTAGATAATGGCATTTTCGCTAATTCCTATGGACTTTCCAATGCAACCAAGGAAATTCCATTAAAGGTTGTCACTGATAATGATAGAGTTACAACCACTGTGATGAATATAGCTCATGATAACAGCGTATATAAAAATGCCTTAGTTTCAACTGGTGAGTTTTATACTAAACATTATGGTATAGAACACATTGATTTCTTGAAAATTGACACTGAAGGGCATGAATATGAAACACTACAAGGATTCATGCCTATGATTGAAAAAGGAAAAATAACCTGTATTCAATTTGAATTTGGTTATATCAATGTGTTGACAAGAAGATTTTTAATGGACTACTATCAATTACTTACTCCTCACGGCTATTTGTTAGGAAAGCTAACAAAAAATGGAGTAAAGTTTAAAGATTATCATTTAATGGATGAAGATTTTAAAGGTCCGGATTATATAGCAGTTCACATCTCCAGACCTGACATCATTGAATTAATAGGCGCCGCCGTCTAAATCATCGAACACAGGAACGCCGCCAACACCGGCTTGCAATACTTTTCCTTGAGTCCCCGCTGCAGTCACCTGTAGTGGGGATGTTCCATTTCCATATACGATACCATTAAGTGTGAATGTGCTTGCTCCGGTACCGCCATAAGATACTGCAATAGGAGAACCATTCACAATAATTGTTCCACCTACTGTCAAGGTGTTGCTGATGGAAATGCTACTTGCTAAAGAAAATGTTACAGTGTTGTTGGTAACTACCGTTGATATTTGATTGGTAGTGCCAAGAAATGATAATGTTTGCCCGTTAGTGAATACATCAGATCCTGTGTTGCCTGCGATATTAAATGTACCTGCAGGGATAGGGGCAAAAGATAACACACCATTTGCATCAGTTGTTAAAAACTGATTGGCAACAATGGTATCTGGAAATGTGTATGTGATGTCTCCTGCTAGTGCGTCAGGAGCCTTTAACAGAATACGGTCAGTTCCGTTTACAGTGGCTTCACGCAGGTAGAATTGTCCCCCTTCACTATCAGTTTCATTGATAAAAAACGCATCAAATGATGTTCTTTTAACCGATGTGTTGATAACTGCTGGTTCTACAACCGCTGTATTAATTGTCGTTGGTTGTACGACTCTTACCCGCAAAGCCATTATCGGGTAACCTCAGGAGTGACCGTGATGATGCCTTCCAGTACTCTAGTAACAATGTTTCCAGGACTGATGATTTCCACATCATAAACATAACGACCACTACGTAAAGCAGACGTTTGAGTATTAGTCAATGACATGGTAATTTCACCATTTAAAGCTGATGAAATTACCATGGTTATTGCTGTATATGTATTGGAACCGTAACTTTTTCTCAGTTGCGAACGTGCTGTGTATCCTGTTAAATCCAAAGGAGTTTCTAAACTATCAGTGATAACAACCGTTACAGAAAAATGGGAACCCTGGTCTATAACTAGATTTTTTACAGTTGCCATAGTTTCCTTCTATATTAGTAGGTGACAACTATATTTATAATGGTTATGACTCGTATTGTTCCTTGAAGTAATTTTCCAGCCAATTCCAATCAACTGTCTTATTTAGTGCTTCTTTATTATCACGATATTGTTCAGCATATTCATACCCATCTTTAGCACCCTTCATCACCCAATCGGAGTTTTGCCCCTCAGCAAATGCCAGCCAACGTTCCAACCAAAGATGTGAATCAGATGTATATTGGAGAGTCAGTTTCACAACTTCACGGAAAGCTGTTCTCCAGGCTTCATAAGGAGTTGTGGCAAATGTGGCTTCTGAAACAGTTCTTGGGACTGTGATGTTTTTGCTGTACTGTGTGAAATCCAAGCCGAAGTTTTCTGGCGTGTTTAATACTAGATTGCTGTTGTAACATACAATGCCCATATGTCCATATTGCAATCTATTACTCATGTTTTTAGCTTGGAAAATGACATGAGCATCTGAAATGGTTTCAACTGGGTAATCAAATACAGACGCATCTGTGACATAATTCTTTCCAGTGACAACAAAGAATTGCTTTGCATTATCCGATAAGTCCACACATTTATGAAACATGTTTCTACGTCCATTGATACCATCAATACGAACAGCACGTGGACATAATTTTACTAGATGTTCCCAATTATCATCGGCATTACTTTCTCCATTACTGGCAAAAAATACCGGCACTTGATCCTTTTTGCTAGTTCTACGAACCTTCAAAGTATGTAATGCCACAATTGGATCCACTTCAACAATCATCTTGTCAGTCCATTCCCATGGGTCAGAAGAAATCTTCTTCTGCTTTTCAATGAGTTTTCTTTCTCCTGCCCAACCAGCAATGAATACTTGTTCATCATCCTTACGAACAACAAACACCACAGGACCAGAAATATGTTCCCATGTCACGCCATTCAAACACCGATATAATTTCTTCTGTGCTAATGGGGCATCAATGATGTCAACATAATCAAACACAGTGAGTTCTTTATCTCCTGCTTGTGCCCAGCCTTGTGCATCTTTCACAGTTTCAATAAAGTCTGTGAACCAACCTAAACTTCTCACCCAAGGCTTAGTTTCAATCACCCAGTACTTCTCAAACAATTCACTATGTGCTAACCATGATTCATTATTTAGCATTCTTTTTCACCTTTTTAACGTGACGTTTCACAATTTGTTCATCATTAACACCAATACTTGGTCCGAATGCCCATTGACCAATATGTCGTACTTGGGTACTTAAATTCATATCAACTAAAATCTTGTGTCCTGCATCTCGCAATTTTTGTTGAAAATAGAAATCTTCTCCATGCCATTCACCATCTTTATATTCAAATGCGAAAAACGGAGGTTCAATATTTTTCAACACTTCAGTTTTCATCATCATGCAACCCATACCAATTCCTTCAACTTCTTGCAATTCGCCATCATGTTCCAACGGCAACCAATCTTCCCAGTTACCTCGTTCTGGATAGGCAACTGTTTGCAAAGGAACTGAACGCTTCATGTAATTGGAACACACAATGTCTTTGTTATGTCCCATCAAACGCATGGCAGTTGTGCTTGGAAACATCATGTCTGAATCTAACCACAGAGCATAATCCGCCTTTAAATTCAATGCCTGTTTTGCTAGCTTCTCGCGTTGACTTAACAGAATGGTGCTTTGGTCATAAATCACATGAATATCAATACCTGCCATGGTTGTTGTTTTCACTAACTCAACTAAACTAGCAGTAAACAAACTGGGAACAGTATCTCGACAAGGAACCAGAACTGCTAATTTTGTAGGTTTGGCTTTCCAGATGCTCATGTCATAAATGTTCTTGCTCATAAGCCAGCAACCCCTGCTGCCAGATTGGTTGATTGAGTTGTGATATCACGAATCAATGTACTAATTTCATACACGCGCTTCACAACAAATTGATAATCGGCAAGCGGTAGTTGTGTGATGGTGTTCAATGTATCAATACTGTACTTATCGAAAATCAATATTTCCATTGCCGCCTGTCTTGCCAATTTCTCAATGAGACTAAAACGTGATGTTTGCGGTTCATTGTTCAACAGATTTAACAGATGTTCAAAATCATGTTCAGCAAGAAGTCCTTCTAAAAAGGCAACTCGTTCAGGCCATTCATTCTTTTCCTTTAGATATTTCAATTCATACAAAAGTTCGGCAAGAACCTTTTTATCATATCCAATAGAAACCCATCGGACATACCGTTCTTCGTATTCCGATGGGTTTGTATTGATTGCATCAATTAACTTGTCAACTGTAATTTCCATAATACCCTCTCAAAAATAGTATAATCAAATATAACTACAATTTTTATTTTGTCAAGTCTTAATAAGTGTTGGGTGTAGTTCTTCCACCAAAGTCTGTTGATAACCGAATTTGACCAGATGAAATACCAATTTGTGCACCTAGGTTTCCGCGAAGTGATACTTGCCCGGATAACCCATATGCATTTCTTACTCTTCCCATCGCAATCGCGGAACCAGTGGCTGGTATTAGACCCATTGTAAACTCCTAATGACTGAAATTATTTAGTATTCTTTAGAACAGCGATTTCAGCCTTGAGTTCCTTGATGGCTTCAATTAGTAATGGAACAATCTTTTCGTAACGAACTGCCTTGAAACCATTATTGCGAGTGGCGACAACTTGAGGAAGAACAGCCTCAACTTCTTGAGCGATGACACCAACATCATGTTTGCGAACGAAATAATCATCCTCGCCGCCGCGTTCAGCAATATGTTCTTCTGTCCAATCAAATGAAACACCACGAATCAATGACACCTTATCAAGAGCACCATATAATGGAGTAACGTTTTCCTTCAAGCGAGCATCTGAAGTATAATATGCTGTAACTTCACCTTCCACTCGAATTTCACCTGTTGTACTTGTTCCTGGAGCGACACCGACACCAATATTACCAAATTGAACATTTGCATCTGTGTGAATATTTTGTGGCAATGATAGAGTAATAGCACCTGTACTTGCTGATGCTGTAATTTGGTTCGATGTTCCAGTGATGGACAACACACCTGTATTGGCAATCGTAACAGCAGTTGAACCGTTATAGGAAGTTCCACTTAAACCAGTACCAATAGTAAGAGCTTGTGTTGCAATTGCTGATACAGAAATACTTCCACCTAAAGCAACAGCAGAACCGTTAATTGTGATACTACTATTTACCAACATGGTGTTTGTTACTGAACCAGCATCGCCGGTTGTAACGATGGTTCCGCTAACGTTCGGTACAGTTAATGTACGAACTTGTCCAGTAGTGATACCAGACAACTGGAATGTCATTTTCTTGGTGTTATCAGCATCATCAACGAAAAAGGTTGTACTATCTGAAAAACTCTTGTTTGTTAATGTCTGTGTAGCACTTAATGTGACAACAGTTCCTGTATCAATGGCAATAGTTACAGCACTTGAACCATTATATGTTGTACCAGACAAACCTGAACCAATTGTTAAACTGAATAAGTTACCACCAAGTGCAACACCTGAAATGGTACTATTAGCTAAGTTGGCGTTGGTGATACCAGCTGAACCGCTTAAATTGGAATTTGTTAAGCCAGTGATAGTGTTGGAACCGGCAGCAATAGTCTTATTGGTTAATGTCTGTGATTCAGTTAAACCAACAAGAGTGAAATATGTTGAACCATCTTTGGTGTATTCCCATATGTCCGAAGTTTCATTCCAACGGAATGCAACTGTTGCTGAACCACCACGAAGAACTTCAATGCCTGCATTTTCAGAAGGTGTGCCTGTAGTGAAGTTGCTATTTAATGTGATGATGTTATCAGCAAGATTGATTGTTTCAGAATTCACAGTTGTTGTTGTGCCTGAAACTGTTAAATTACCAACAATGGTTACGTTGGCACCAGAGAAGGTGATGGCAGTTGTTGATGACGATCCTGAATTGATGGCAAGTTGTCCACCTGAGTTTACAAACTTGGCAAATTCTGTGCCGTCATCACGAAGAATCACATCAGCGCCGCCGGCATCAAGAATAACGTCACCGGCTGCATCAAGTGTGATATTAGCCGGACTATCAATTTCTTCAATGATAGGTGTTGTTAATGTCTTGTTAGTGAGTGTTTGAGTGACATCAGTACCCACCATGGTTGTAGTGGCGTCTGGGATGGTAACTGTTCTATCGGCAGAGGGGTCTACAACATTCAATAGAAGTTCGAAGGCATCTTCAGTTGCTCCTTCGAAATAGATACCCGTGGTAACAACTGGCGCGGCTAATATTTTGTTTGTGAGTGTTTGAGCGCCAGTTAAAGTTGCTATTGTATATACTGTAGCTCCATCATAAAACTTTAAATTTCCACCATTGTTCCAAAAGTCACCTTGAACTGGAGAACTAGGATCAGCAGAGCCTTGAGTAAGTTTAATACTTGCAGTTGTTGTACTACTCACTACAGTATTCAACTTTCCTGTCATTGCTGTACTGCCGTCTTTCTCCAATTTATCAGTATTTAAATTACTAAAGTTGTTGTCAACTTCAGTATTTGTTAATGGCGAACCCTTTACGTTTCTAAGAGTTAATGTGGACATCGTTATCCTCTATTGGTAATAATTTGTTGGAGCATATTTTTAATTTCTTTTAGCTCTTGTTTAACAGTATTTATATCAGTTTCAAGTTCTTTCAATTTTTTAGCACTTGCTCTCCGAGCTTTATATGCAGCCAACGCTTTGGAGTCGGTGTTAATAACCGCAGAACTGTTTCTATCTCGTTTGATTTGACTAATATCCATATTACGCCATTAATGCTAATGCTCGCATACTGTAGACTGTTGGAGAGTAGTAAGGATCTGTACTCAACAACACGATTTTTACTGCAAATGTGCTGAATTGATTGAACAACACACCATTCTTTGCATAACTGAACACACCTGCATTGTCCAAGCCGCCAACTTTAGTGGCAAAGTCTAGAGAATTTTTACTGAGCTTATAAACATGTTCGCCGGCGCCCAATGTATTTCTATTTAATGAATAGTTCAATCTTGTCCAAGGTCTTTCATCAATTAATGCAGCATCGCCGGGTGCGATAAAACGACCATAGACACGAATTTCAGTGGAGTTGGGAATGTCGGCATCCAAGAACACCCATAAATCATCTGCTTCTTGTCCAGAAGGAAGAGTGACATATTTTGTATGATATTTTGAATTGCCCTTCACATCAGTTGCTTCATAATCAACCGTGACAATTTCATTTGTTACGTCAATGATGGGAGCTTCTTCCAACGTTAATTGTGTTGAAGATGTTATTGACTTTACAATTCCTATAACTCGATTATCAGAAGCACGTAAAACTGAACCAGGAATCACTTGATTGATGAATGCTGTATCAGTACCATTGACAGTGGCTCCTGTATTTGTTATGGTCCCATTCAAGGTTCTACGAACACTTCGAATGATGTTTCCATATCCTACAAGTGATGATTTGCTGATGTCAATGACTGGAGAGATGTTGTTATTTGTAGTTGCTAAACTAGCTTTAATCATCACAGTTCCATCTTCAGTATCCGTGATACCCAAACCACCAGAACCTGTGGCTAAGCGTTCAAATGAATAGGAATATGCTGTCTTTTCTTCACCCAAACGGAACTTTCCTTCTTTAGATACTGCACTATATGCTGCAGGTTCATTTCCTTCTGAGTCCCAAATTTTATGTTCAAATGTAACGGCTGATTCATTGAATTCAATATATGAAATTCCATGTGCCAATTCATGTAGCACTTTACCGCTTACATTGTTGTTATATGGTTCCAATGTAATAGTCGCTGTCTTTTCACGAACATATACTGCCGTATTATTCAACTCATAACCAGCATTCGCTGTTAAAGTTAAACTGGTGTTATTTGTTATTGATGAAACTGTTCCTACTACAGTGTTGTTGCTTCTGATGATTACATCAGATGCATTCAAATCATTAATAAATGATGTGTTTGTTCCTGTGACAGTTGTTGATAAAGTTGATGAGTTTATAGTTCCTTGAATTACTTTACCAACAGAAATTGATTGCCCTTCAGAAAATGTTCCAGAAGTGACTTCAGTGTGTGCAATATTTCTTGAGATATCAAGTGAACGAACAACACCTACACCTGTACTAGAAATGATGATGTCACCCACTACAATGTTATCTGATGCTGCTGTTATTCCTAAAAAGTCAATTTTCTTGTTTTTTAAATACAATGTACCGTTTGATACATTAAATGTTGCCTTATATAAACTGAACTTTAAATCTCTGGTTTCAGAAACGGTCCAATTTACACTATTGGAAGAAATGTACAAACGACCAGCATTTGGTTGCTTGTCAATCTTTTCTTGTGTTCCCAACTTGTTTTGTCCCACTTCAGCCGTCCACACTTCATATCCTTCACGAAGACCTGCAGGTAACAACACAACTGCGTATTCTTCATTGTTCTTTAAATGAATAGGAGAAGTGAATGTGAATTGTGTGGGAGCAGATGCATCAGCGGATACATTCACATCTTTAGGATACAATGTAACATTACTAAATGGTAGAATAACGTTGCCTGGATTACCATTTATTGTATCACGAATTTGTAGTGTGATGGGAATGTTTGGATCTGAAGGCTTAGACTTGAAATACACATCAATTTTTGTAGTGAAAATTCCGTTAGGATTTCCTGACACAAAGAAAGTTTGTGCAATGGGGTCTTTGAAATTTGTTGAAGAAGGATTAACTGTGGTTAAACGGTCAACTGAAATTTCTCTTGGTGATGTGGAACGCGCAAAGGTGATGTTGGGTGCGCGCGTGGAAGCAATTCTTCCTGAATCATAGGTGATGGCACCGTATGAATTAAATGTCGCCACACCCACACAATCTGTATCAGCAGTAGGATCAGTTGGGTGATTGATTAAGATGAATAATCTAACACCCGTTTTAAATGTTTCAGCAGGAATACGAAACACACCTGTAATTTCACCAGATGTGTCCGTCACTAAATCACTTCCAAATACATTACTTGTGGTCAAACGACAATGTTGTGACACTAGCTGTCCGTCAAAAAACGGATATACTTGTGTGTTTGGCTTTAACCCTTTAGCATTAAAAGTAACTAATGCACTTCGCATGTATGGTAACGGAATATCATCACTGGATACAAATTGTGAGATATCTGGTGGTGTTATTCCCGTTACGCTACGAGATATTCTTGACGAAGATTGAGCTATAGTTGTCATTTATATTCCTATTATATTGCGTTATAATGTTGTGATCCTGCTACATCATATCTTCCTTCTAAGCCGGCAATCAATGTACTGTCAACCCAGAAATTGCCGCCACCGCCACCGCCGCCACCTCCATATGAAGGGGGTTCTTCTTGCGGAGGAGCCGGTGAGTCATCAGGCAATGCTGGTGGTTCACCTTCATCAATAATTATTGGTGTTTCTTCCGGAACATATGTAATTATTGGTAAATCTTCTACAGGTAGGTCTCCCCCACAGACATACCATTGGTCATCTCGGTGAAATTCATCAGGTATAGGAAGTGGATGTGCGTCGGGAAAATCTATAACTACAAAGGTAAACACCTCTGTTGGATCACCTGGAGGTATTACAACAGGTGGAGTTTGAATGACAGTTTCGACAACTGTTGGTGTACTGACCACAACAGGATCACGAACAATTTCAACAATTTTCTCAACTTCAATCACCTGTGGTACATATACAACTTCTTCAACACGAACTTCTACTTCCTTGGTGATTTCTCTTACAACCTCTACTTCATTATATATGATTTCTGTATTATAATGATTGATGATTTGAGGTTGACTTCTGTGTTCAAACCAAATATCTTCAGCAGGAATTAATCCAATTTCTCCTTCATAACCATACACAACATTATTCGTCACTGAAATGGCTTCAGAGGCATATGGATTTTCTGTGTATACTTCATGTACATATGGTAATGTTGCCAAATCACCAGAGACAGGTAATGTTATTAAATCTGGGCGCATATTTGATGGCATGATGGTTTCTGTCATACCAATATATGTGATGACACCAGTTGAATTGGTGGTTGATCCAGTTACATTATATGAAACATTGTTGGAGAATGTTCCAGACACGTTTGTCAAATATAAGCGAACCCATTTGAAATTTCCGCCGCGTGCAATTTCAACAGCATGTTCAACAACACCTGTTGCTGATGATGTTGCTTGAGTTGCTGTTTCACCCTTCAAAAACACACTAGCACCAACAGCCTGACGAATAACAACTTTCACATCTTTAGGTGCAACTACAACATTGGTTGAACTTGAAAGTTCCAAATCAAGGGCGTCATAATCATAACGTGATGTTAGGATACCATTACCTACTAAACAGTTATTGGTTGGATTTTCTTTATCAACTTTTGAAGAACGTTCAAATGAATCAACTAATACCCCATTTTTAAATCGTTCATCACCAGCAACATTGTAAACCAAGGTGTTAATGGTTTTTTGTTCCAAGAATGATAGTTTTGTATATAATTCAAGATTTTGCAAACGCTTTTCAATTGTACCAATATCAGACATGGTATAGCGACGCTGCAAATCTGATTTTGTGAAATTCACAGCATTCTTGGGACGACCAGAATCTTTCGCTGTCTTGGGTGATAGTGAAGGATATGGAGGGAACACTGCAACACCTAATGTCATGGCATTGTTCGGTTCATTAGGCGGAGTAGGTGTTTCTGTTGGAACGCCGGTAACTGCTGTGAAGTTTCCATCTGCATCTAGGATAATTCTATCCACACGCGGCAAGTTCCATTCAACGTCTGTTAAAAATTCTTCTTGTGGATGTGGCGTATAGAATGGAGTGAATCCAGTAAATGCCTTGGACGCTGCGGTATAACTTCCAGGATTTATTGTTGCTAAATTTAACGTTGCAGTAGAAGCAGCAATGTTAGCAACAGTATTTCTAAAGTCGATACAATCACGTAAATCATAACGATTACCATTACTTGACACATAAATTGGAATCTTATGCCAATCAATTTCTCCAGCAATTTTATTATCACCCTGAGTAGGTAATGGATATGAATCCACACAGAAGAAGGCACTACTTGATGAACCATGTATGAAGTGATCCAATTGAATTACATAACGGCGTTCTTCAGCAAAAGAACCAGTCATATATGCGATATCGTACAGAGCATCTGTCTGACCGTTATTCACCTTAAACTTGGTTGTAACATCGGTACCAGAGGATGCAACAGTGCTCCAAGCAGTTGCTGAAGAGCCTGCCTTAATGTAATCAATAGCATACAAATCATACAAGCCCAGTGAAACTGGTGCAGTGAATCTACTAGTAGACATATCCCAATTAGGATGTGCAACTGTCACATATGCAGTAGTTGTAGGAATATCAGGTATTGAATATGCAGGACTTGAAGTTAATGTTATTTTAGGTCCTACTGTTAGTGTATCATTTCTTGGTGTAACTGATGCGACTGTTCCTAACAATCTGTTTGCTGAGTCGTAAAGTTTATCTCCTACTGCCAAATCATCAGACGTAATATTATCCGTTAGAGAATGTGTGAAAGTAATTTCATTGCCTGATACTGAAGAAACAGCGAGAGCAAATGTTTTTGTTGTTTGAATTTTAACGTAACGATTTTCATTCAATGTTTTAGTTCTTGGTGTTACATTTGTATATTGTACAGAAACAATTACAGTAACAGTTGGAGAACCTGCAACACTACCAGGTGTATACACATTCAATGACAACGATTGTGGAGCAACACTAACAGTTGTGTTAGCAGATGACATGTTAATAACTTCACCCGCCTTGTAAATAGTGGTAGGTGTAGATGTGGCAATGTCTGTTTCTGCAATTACAATAATTTCACTATTGATTGTTGTTTTTGTTGCAGTACTAAACGCGTAGGTTTCATCACCTGTAATATTAACTGTTACTGCACCTGCTGATGTGACAGACTTGTTTGTGATGACCTTTTTATACACAAATGAATTGTCCACACCATATGGTTGTAAAGTTTTCACATAGTTATATCCTACAGGGAAAATATAACTGGAATAACCTATTTCTTGAAGTGTAGTGGGTGTGATAGCAACGTCGGCAAACAAATCTTTGATACCATTATTATAATACACCCCGCGAATATCTGCAATAGACCCACCAGTCATTGTGATATCATACAAATATAAACGATACGCAGCGGCGGCAGTTCCTATTTCTCCGGCAGAATATTCAATTGTACCCACACGCGCTGTTCCAATGATGGCACCAGAAATGGGAGCAGTGGTTCCAGAAAATGTTCCACTTGTTACTGCTGTTTTTGCCACATTTGTTAAATTAATCAACGTGCCATTTGTTGGAATAGGTCCGCACAATTCATTCACAACTAGGTAATTTCCAATACCTGTTGAGGCGCTAATTGAAGTTCTTTTCAATGAATCTAGTGGCTTATCAATATCAATATATTTGGTTGCAAACAATTCATATTCAAATCCACGTACATAGGCTTTTCCTGGCTCAATACCAAAAGCAATTTTCCCTGCATCACCACCTTGTCCTGAAGTATACACACCATCGTTAGAAGCATCACTCAAATGTTCACGAATGTGAAAACTAAATGGTGTAACTACATAGTCACCTGATTCGTCGTAGGTTCTGCGTGCAAGTGTTTTATTTAATTCGGCGTATTGAGTTCTGTCATAACGACGACTAATTTTACCAACACTGACTTCATACAAAACGAAGAATCCTTCAACTACTTCATTGATAGGATATGCAACCAACACTGTTGATAGCTTGTATCTGTCAGCACCTGGAGCTGTGTAGTTGAATGCGCCCTGAGCAGGGTCTAGTAGAGTATCGTCATCATCAGATGTGATGATTTCTTCGTTAACAAGAAATCCTACTTTTTTACTTGGTGTTCCACTGAATTTTTCTAGAACAATTGTTTGTGTGTAATGGCGAACAAAGTGACCATTAGCATATACGATACCATCGCCTACAGAGAACAAAGATCCTTTGGTGATAGGATCATGAGAAATGTCTGCAATAACTAATGTTGTATCTGAATCTTCTTCCCATTCAATGATTTCATCAGGTTCGAATGTAGATGTGGTTCCGTCGGTGCCTTGAGAAATGTATTGCAGGAACAATGCCTTGTGTGAGGTATCTTCACTACCTTCACCAGTTTTCTTGACAACCGCCTTAACACCATTGTTTCTTCCAATAAACACCAAATTTTCATAAGTAGGTAATTGACTGTTTTCAATAGTCACACCTGCAGTATTGATATCTAGAATCTTAACAACATCAACATTGAAATTTGTGGATTCAGGACAACCAGAAATGACACTTCCTTCTTTGAAAATGTTATCACCGAATCTTTTAATTTGGTCTTGAAGAACTGTTTGTAATTGTGTTAATTCACGAGCTTGAACTGCAAACCCAGGCTTAAACAATATGCGATGAAAATTCTTATCTTCATCAAAATCATCATAGTATGGGTAGGTATTTAAATTTAGTTTAGCCATAGTTCCTTAGAAGTTGATATACATTTTAATAGTTTCTGTTTGGTCATCCTGACGTTGCAATGGCGGGATGTTGTTCAAGAAAATGATGTTACCTGAGTTTTGTGTAATGTCAGGTTCAACAAAGTTATCAGTAACTAACGTAGTATTAGGCAATATTGGTAAATTGGAAATACCGGTTGTGACATTTGTTAGAACACTATTTTCCGTGATATTATTTATAGAGGGTAACAAATAAATTTTATTGTTGTTTACATATACTACAGTGAATTTGCCGCCACCGTCTGTGGTAATAACATCATCCAAATTATATTGTGTATCATCGGGAACGGTCACAACAAAGCATCCATTGCCTGTGTTATCCGTTAAAAAGGTATCTGTCCCATATTCGTTGATATTTTTTATAATACCATATTGTCTGAAATCATTATCTAAGAAAAAGTCAGATTGGAAATCTTCGATATTCAATGACACACCTAATGTAGTTGCCAACAATTCTTGTGGAATGTTGGAACCATGACCACCTTGAGGAGAAATCACTGTTCGTAAATCAGCACCTACGCCGTCACCTGTGATGACTACATCAGCAAAAGTGTAATTGGTACCACGGTCTGTGATGATAACTTCTGTGATGACACCTTCAACAACCGTGACTTCTGCTGCAGCGCCGGAACCATTTCCCACAATATTCACACCTGTGGTGCCTTGTAGATATCCAGAACCACCATCAATGATTTTGATGAAGTCAATTTGCCCTGATGATGCAACTGCATACCCTGCAACATTTTGATTCACAACATTGGGTAAGTCGGTTGTTTCAATGATTGCTGTTGCAGTCGCTCCAGAACCGCCGCCACCGACAAATTGTACGAAGGCGAAGCTGTATCCAGAACCACCATTTGTTAATTCAATTTTAGTGACTAATCCAGATTGAACAGTGGCTTGTGCTGTTGCGCCTACGCCATCTCCCAAGATTAACACAGTGGGTGTTGAAGTGTAACTTGCGCCAGTTGAATCTAAAATAAGCTCAGTTACAGTTCCATTATGGTCAAATCTTGTTGATGTGCCGTAGAATTTCACAGGAATATATTCGTCATTTAAGAATTTTGTTCTATCGGCAGCAGGAACTTCATACATCAATTGCCAGACATAACCATCTGATAAGGTCTTGGGACCCACTTCTGAAAAACTAGGAAGGACTGTTGATGGATTTCCTGTATTGTTATCCAAACACTTGTATAAACGGAAATTGTTTGGATTAAACACAAAGAAATCTAAATCTGACAAATCAACCGAATCGTCATAGTTGTCATAAACAGTACCTGTTTCCCAATCAAGTCTACGAACTAAGAGGCATGTATCGCTGGCATTGATTTTCTTAACACCAAGAATATTTCTTTTTACTTGTGATTCTTCAAACCGACTATCAATGGGTGTAGGAGGAACAGTCTCCACATCCCATTCATCGGATTTTGCCAAGAACATGTAAAAGTAATCTCTTGGATTTGGATAATTGTAAATGGTGAACGTGTTCACAACCACAGTTTGAACTAACGGACCTTGTAATGTGTATGACGCAACTTGAATAGGTGACAACAAATCTATTGCAATATCAGCAAGTGCATTTGATAATGATGTTGTCAACTTTATTGCATTCTCATTCACCTTTATAACATAATAGGTTGAGGTATCACTCAAACCATTAATACTGCCTGTATTTTCACTGTATCGAACAGTTTGACCAGTAGCTAAACCATGGTCGGGAATGATAATTTGGTTGTTAGCTTGCAGATAAAAATACTGAGAATTGTTTCCAGTTCCACTCAAATCTACTAATCCAGTTACACCACCTAATAATGAATTTGCATAGGTGGTATACAATTTGAATGTTGAATCTGTTACCTTGTATACGTAATATGTTGAACCGCTAGTCAATCCAGTAATGGATGTTCCCCCGGCATTAGAATACACTACAGCATCACCAGTAACAAATGGATGTGATGTATAAGTTATCACATCTGTTGAAGTGTTAACACCAGAAGTTGCTATCACAGCATATGTGGTGTTGTTTACAACTAAACGTTTCACTAAAAACGTGAAGTCTGCTCCTAGAATATCTAAGTCAATACTAATATTAGCATTAGCGTTTGCTAATGTTGTAGCTAGAGTGAAGTTGTTTCTGTCATAACGAATTACAAAATATTGTGTTTCTGTTGTGCCTGCCGTTGGACGATATATTACAATATCTCCTGTGGAAAGCCCGTGTCCTTCAATATTCACATATTCACCAGCAGCAACCACTTCAATTTTTTCATAAGGAAGAAACAGATAATCAGAACCAGAACTAGATAATGCACTAATATCTACTTGTGTTCCTGCTAATGCATTAGTTAGGTTAGCTGCAACTTTAAATGAATTATCTGTTACTTTGATGACATAATATGGTGTGTTATCCACCAATCCTACAATTGGCGATCCTGAGTTCTTCTTGTATACAACCACATCTCCTGTTTCTAGATTATGGGATGTGTAAGAAATTGTATCGGTAGAGGAATTAACATCTGTGTCAGAAAAAACTATTCCTGAAACAGAAAATGTTAATTCCTCTTCACCTGTAGGAGTTTCCAATACAATTGTATCACCATCATTAGCTAAAAATTTATTTGTGTCAACTTTATCACCGTCGATAAACACTTCTACGCGACCGGGTGTATATGTTAAAGTTTTACCTTTATCATCTTCGCCGGTGATAGTCGTGGTTGATTCATCCACTGTGTATATGTAGGATGTTGTATCTAATGTGTTTAGAGTGTTTAACTCATCATTAGGTACATTTAATGTACTGACAATATCACGATGAAAACTACGTGCTAATTCAGTACGAAAACGAATCGGTAATAAAGAAGGCATGTATTTTAGCTATTATGAAAGTTTTACAGTCCAAGTTACAGTCATTGCGTCTGAACTACCCTTGTTAACAGTAGCAAACGTAGTACGGCACAACATGGTACCACCTGATGAGGCGTTGAACACACCAGCTTCTTGTAATGCACCTGTGCCTGTACCGGCTGGGAATGTGCACACATATTGAACTGAGTCATTTGTTGTGGTTGTGGTGACTTGTGTACCACCAGAAGTTGTTAAAGCTGTACGTGAAGCTGACACAGCAGCAACTAGTGCAGTTTGAGCTGCATCAGCAGCAGTTGATGATGTACCCACTTCCATGTGTGACATAACACCTGAAGCGGTGCCGGACATACGTGAAGTGATGAATGCCTTACCTACAGTTACCACAAGATTGTCAATATTGCGTTCTTCTTTAACTACACCATTTTCATCACGAATCACAATGTTAACTTTACCTGTTGCTTTTAATGATTCTTGCATTGTTACTCCTTTAAAGTTGATTAAAAGTTGCTAATTGATCCTACATATCGTGAAACTACATACGGACTTAGGCTATTTTCATGCCCTTCAAAATAACTTTCTATGAAATACTCGCCGCCTACGTCTTGTAGACTTTGTGTATCTGAGGCTTGAATGTTAGTATTTATAACAATTGAATCAGTATTGGTTACATTTTCATTTGGAATTACAATACTGGTTGTTTTTGTCACCGTTTCTGATGAGGAAACTTCATCATTATTAAATGGTACAGCTATACTATAGGACAGACTATCTGTTGTTGTAACCAATTCAGATTTTGATGCGCTATAGTTGAGGGAGAGAATTTCGCTATTAGAAAGTGTATCAAGAACTATTTCAGCATATGTGAATGTGATGGTTTCACTGAATGTAATTTCATCCAACAACACACTATTTACGTCATTGTTTTGTGAGAATGAGAATTGGAACAATTCTGATGTTGAAACAGTATCACTCAATACATCACTGATATTAAATCTGATAGTATCTGATGTTGTTGCTGTATCTGATAAACTTGGTTTCGGTTCTAGTGATAGAATGTCAGTCGTGGATTGTGTATCAAGCAAATCCACAGGAATTACTAGAATAACATTGATATTATCAGTTAAAGATAATGTTTCATTAACTGCACCCTGTGTGTAATCATTTATATATGCATCAGTAATAGTAATATTTTCACTGATGTTTTTACTAAAAGTTGTTGTTACTGTTTCTGTGTTACTTACAACTTCTGATATATTCATGTTGTATTGCAACACACTTGTGTCAGTAATCAATACTGTTTCATCTACTATCTTATTCGGATTAAGTGACGCAATATCTGAAACAGTTATAGTATCTAAAAGTATACTGTCCGGATCATTTTGCTGTTGGAAATTGATAACAGCAACATCAGTTACCATGATTTCATCAGTAGGTGCAAGTTGAACATGAATTGAATCTAGCGTGTCTGAAACTGTTGCAGTATCATTATATTGAACATTATAGGCAACTACTTGACGTTGGAAAACGTCATCAGTAGATGTAGTGGTTGTTAAAATCTTACTGAAGTCTTGTACAGGAGACTCAGTTAATGTAAGTGTATCGAGTAATGAAAGCGTGAAAGCCAAGTTTGTACTGAAGGTTTCAGATGTTGTTACAGTTTCACTAAATGGTAAACTTGGTTGTAAGGATACACTGTCTGTTACACCTTGTAATGTATTGAATGCAACTGAACCTGAATCACTAATAATGATGGATGTGATTGATGAATCTATAGATGAAGAAACTTCTATATTACCAGTCAAAATTAAATCAGCAAATAACTTGAACCCGGCAGGATGTGTACTATTTAAATAGGTATCCTTCCATGTGTTCAACGGCTTAGTAGTTTGCACCACATAGGAATATGGTTGATAATAATCATTATCTTGTAGTTTTACAATATCAGACAAGAAGCCTGCATTATCTTTATATTCACCAGGCGCATGATAAACATGCCCTGTCTTGAATGTTACTTCTGAATCTGCCCCTCCTCGACGGCGCGGTGTCAAATCCACTGTGAATGTTTTCACAGGTTCTTCATCATCATTGCGAACTAGGAATTTTTCACCTGTATCAATGATGGCGAGTTGATGAAGCAATCCACGAACAGGTGCTGAAGCATAATCACCATAGATGGTGTAATCTTGCTGGAAATATTGTTCTGCAATGGTGTTTCTTGTTTCAACAACACGAACAATGGCATTGTTCTGTAATAACTCATATACGTATGCTGATGGTCCTGTTAAGTTAACAACATAGGACTCAGAACCTGACGCTGCAAAATAATTACCTTCAACACCAGTTTCACTGATGAAGTAGGAGTCATCACGGGCAAATCTACTACCGCGATTATCAATTGATACCACACCTGTGATTTGCTTAGAAATGGTACCATAGGTTGTTGTAGTGGCACCATTGACAAATTGAACATATACGTGTGTATCATAGTTACCTAAACTGGCAGCTAAACTGGTATTAGCAACTATGAAATCAGGAAATACATAATCAGGATTTAAATCAACTTCCAGTTGATAAATTTTAGGGCGTGATGATTCAAACACATCAAAACAACGTGTTGTGACTGTTCGTTCAAATGTTCCCGCACCTGCAATATATTCGGTATACCGCAACGTTACAATTTTTCCCACCAACTCGTAAATGTTGTTGTTTGGAAAATTTGTTGTTTCTACCTTAATGAATTTCTTTCGTGACCAACGACCATCAGATGCACGTAAAATAAAATCACCTGGATATTCAACAGAGATGGTGTCATTGAACATGAAACGGAAAAACATTTCTGTTGCATTCTCAGAACCCTTTCCCTCATAATACTGATTGATATATTTGATTAACTTACGATTCCCAATGATGGTATCAGAAGGAATATCGTAAATGAATTGATTTCTGTAATATGGGATGAATAAATCTAATGTTTTATCAATGTCTCTCCAATCTGCTGAATTCAACAGTGCATGATTAACACCTGGTAGTTGTAAATCACCAATAGATAATTGTTCCAGAAACTTGTAATAGTACTCTAGAAATTTTACAAATTGAGGATATTCAGCTCTTACAAACTCTGGGATTTGCCCAGATATAAGATGATGGAGTTTCTTTTTGATAGACATTAGTTATTTGTGTAAGGCTTTGCTGTTACGGTTAACCCTGCACTGATATTGGCATCAGAGTTACTTATACTATTGTCCAAAGTCAAGATGGTGTTTTTTGCCGGCTTTGCCGCTACGGCAAATTGTGACATGTCTGAAGTGCGGACAATTCCACTAGTGATGTTTTGATATAATGGTTGTGGGTTCAATGTCAAATACACTTGATTCAAGTTACCCAAGTAACGTGTCACATTTAAATTTTGAACATTTACCAATCCTGCTTCGTAATCAACAACACCTATATTGGCAACAGGTTCATTGGTTAAGATGTTTATAAACTTCAATGTGCCTGTTCCTGTTTCACTTTGAATTACGGTATCACTGAAATCTTGAATGAATCCTTGATATGTTAATCCATTGATTGTTGTTTCAAACAAAGAACTCTTAATGGTTTCTGGGTCAATGGCTGCAAGATAATTCAATGTTTGTGAGTATGATGAATTTCTGCCTGTTCCAATAGTGATTCTTTTTTGTAAATGCATCTTGAACAATGAACTGATGAATGCTGAATTTGCACCGTTCACTCGTTCAGATAATTTTGACAAAAAGAATGTTCTGTCTAGTGTGCCTAAATCAGTATTGAAATAATCTTCAATTTCTGTCTTAGCTAAATATGCCAAATCGGAAGGTTTCAAACTGGTTAATTTAGGATTGTAGTTTACAATGGTATCAAACCCAATGAACACGTAATCTGGGTCAACAAATTCATGCTGAATACTCATGACACTACGAGGACGCAAAATATTTTCTAGAATGAAATCTTTGTCAGCTTCCGTTACAATTGCACCAGCCACAGGGTCAATTGAAATGAACACTTTTCCATAAATAGGTGGTTCATTTTCTTCACCACCCCATACAACAACTTCTCGCGTTTTGTTGTAATTTTGCTTGATTAATGTTTTGTAATCTTCAGCAGTAACAGCTCTGTTTCTACTAGCATTAAATTTTGGTGCATTGAATCGCACTGAGTCAATGGATTCTCTAACAGCACCGCCGGCAGCAGCAGAAAGAATTGTGATATCAACTTGGTTTTCACCATCAATATCGCCAATCAATGTGAAGTTTCTACTACCATTACTGTTTGGTCCTTGTGATGCCAAGTAGGTGACTAGAACAATATTACCAGGTGTCAATTGCTTTCCAATGTTATCATCACCGAAAATTAATTGATATGTCCCCGTGTTGTTTTCTTCAACCCAAAACACTTGACTTGTGTTTGTGACATCGACAATTGTTGTTTCTCTTGTGAAAATTCGTGTTGTTAAATCTGATACTGAATTTTGAACCAACACTTGTATTGTTGTGATGTCAACCGTGTTTACCGGAATAACTAATGGTCCATTAACAATATCTGGTGTGATGACATATGAGTTGGATAAACGAACACCTTCAATCAACTCCACATCAGTGAACACAAACTTGCCATTTTGATTCACTGTGGCAGTTTGTGTTTCATTCACGTTGAATGTGAATGTTTGATTGTTATATTGTGCTCCAAATTTAACACTAGGTGTTATGGATAAAGTGGAACCAGAAGTTGTGTTTCTAGTGACACTCAAATCAACTCTAGCCTTTGCTGATGTTGTAGAACGAGGTATATACCCCAAAGTTTTAGCGATAGAAATCACTGAACTTCTTTTAATCGCCGTGTCAATGAACATTTCGTTCGCTTGCATGTTGGCTAAAATGGCATTGTAATGGGTGTTATATGCCAATACATCCAACAGAACACTTAATGCAGAACCTTCAAAGTCATAGTCAGCAAACTCAGTCTGTGAGGCTAGATAACTTCGTAAGTTGGTTTTGATTTCATCAAAATCAAGTTCTGTGACCTTTAATTCTGCCATTATCGTAATCTCTGTAGAGTTAATGTTAGTGAAGCAGGTTGGCTAACGCCGAGTACAGTGAAAAATATTGAAATTTCATATTCATTATCATCATAGTTTGGAACAACATCAATATAATCTAACAACACTCTTGGTTCATAATTCGTGATGAGATTTTCAATACTTCTTCTGATGGTTTCAGTTGTGATGGGATCAATCGGCTCAAACAATAATGCATACATGGGAGACCCAACATCAGGCTTGAACAATTTTTCACCATATTGTGTAAATATCAATAATTTCAATGACTGACGAATGGCATTAATATCAATCTTTTTCAGCACATCTTTTGTTTGAGGATGTGCTGAAAAAGATAAATCTAAATCTTTATAGAGTTTGTTCGGTGATAGAATAGCCATTTTTATTTAATATTTATATGGTTATGCCAACTGGACAAGAACGCCGCGTCCGTTCGGAGCAGTTTTATGATTCATGAATGTGCTGCAAGTGTTTCTACAACCATTTCTATTGAATGAAATGTGAATCCATGGGTTACGAGTTCCTGTTGTCTTGTATTCCAACAACATTTGGTCATAGTTAACATTCTGTTTAATCCACTTGGCAATTTCAAAATAATCTGCCTTGGATGCACCTCTGAATTGTAAGTCAGCAGCTTGCCCCTTCATGTGTTGGGAAGTTGTAGAACCGCCTTCTGGTACATAATTTCTGAATCCACTTGTGATGAACATGTTCGGGTATTTGTCCTTGATGGGATCAAGCACTTGTTCAGCCAAAGCTTTCATGTTACAAGCAATTTCTCGTTCAGTTAATCCAGCAAATGCTGTTAAACGAGACTTGGATGCTGCTGCCTGAGTTGTGAAACTGGCAATAGTGAAATGTTTTGACAACTTCAAACTTTCTGTGAGCTGAGTCACACTGTTGATGTCTCCACATCCTGGGATGACATCTTCTTTCTTAGGTGTAGGAGTTTCGTCCACTTCTTTCGGGGCTGGGGGTGGTTCTTCAATTTCTGCTCTAGTGATAACACCATCAGTGATGGCTTGTTCAACCAACTGTTTAATTACTTTACTATTCTTTTCAAAATCTTCACCGAGTACATCCAAGGTGAATGTCAACACTTCTTCGCGCGTTGGAACAATCAAATCAGGGAATGTAGGTAATGTGGGTGACTTTTCTGAGATGGTTGATGGTGGGACAATCACAGGTGGGACAGGTGGTGTGGGAGTAATTGACATACCATTCATCTTCAACACTGCCACTTCTGTGATAGGACTTGCAATAGTTGTTTTTAACGTGCCTGTCATTATCAACCCCTTCAATGATTTGATGTTAATCTTGTCATTGGCATTGATGTTAACAGTTTTATCAGTATGAATATCAACACCTTCCGGTGCCGTCACACTGAATTTTTTGCCTGCCTTCATTTCAATATCGCCGTGCGCATGTGCCTTTAAATTGCCATCCACTTGAAGATTACAATTGTTCTTCACATAGATGTTACAGTTGCCTTCTATTGTGACATTGGCACTACCTTTAATCAACACATTGTTATTACGCATGATTATTTCATAGTTGTCACCCACAACTTTGCGTAACATGGTACCATTTCTATCCACTTCCCAATAGGTGCCTTTTTTATGATAGGTTGCCAATCGTTCATTTTCTTTTGTATCATCAACTTCAACAATATGTCCTGATTCAGATTCATAGACATGATTGTACGGATACATGGCATTGTATGGTGTCATGGGTTGATCCCATGTGCCCTCAAATGCTATAGGTACACCTTTTTGACGCTCATCATCTTTCATCTTGATGATGGTTTCATTGATTTGCTGATTTCGTGCAAGACGATTGGTATCAGGTTCACTATTTTTTAAATAAGCTTCTCTTGGATATTCTTTGTTAGGATCCTGGAATCCATAGTTTGCCGTGTTACGAATTTCATCATAATAGGATTTGCCAGGAATACCAGAAATGGTACCCATGATGACAGGTTCTTGGCAATCTTCTCCATCACGAAAGAATCCCGTGACCCATGTGCCCTCCACAGGTCCTGTAGGTGTGATACCGACACCTGACATGGCAGCAGATGTGATGGGTTGCATGGGAAACGCCCAAGGCAAATCAGTTGTAGGAAGTTCCACCTTATCAGAGGTATGATACCCTACAATACGGACCTTACAACGTCCTAAAAATATCGGATCATTTCTATCTTCTACAACACCTACCCACCAATAGAATCCTGTTCTTGAATATGCGTTTTCCATAATTAATCCACAGATTTTTTAAATGATTCTTTCATAATTTCCATAAACATCTCATGCTTATTTAATGTGAATTGATGGCGTATAGCAGTGATTAGATAACGTCCTGACAAATATGGGTCAATGAAATCTTCTATTGTTTTACCTTCTTCATTTTTAGCAAGTGATTTTGGAATCAAACATTCAATCACCTTACCTACTTCAATATCTGTTCTTCCAGGAATTTGTATTGAGAACCGAAGGTTGTTTGCCTCATACATTAAACTGTTTCTTTGCATTGCCCAGTTTTCAAATAATGGATCAACATAATCATCAAACATTCTGTATTGTTTTGTTTTCACAATGGCATGACTATCTGGACTTCTCGGAATATCTTTTGGAAAAGTTGAGGCATCATGTAGATTGAAATACTTTTTACGTAGTTCATAATGGTCAGATAGAAATTCTTTATATTGTTTCAATGTGATATCATGTGTAATCAACTTACTAGCATAATATCCAAAATCCTGACCACGAAACACATCCATGTATGTCATGGGTGTTAGTTTGATGATATTGTTATACCGTGATGCCAAGTCTTTGTAAGGACCTGTGTTTGCAGTAGGAATATATGAATAGGTACCAAACACAGAATTTTTCTGACTTTGTGCTAGTTGTTCTATACTTGTTAAATAGAAATTTTTGTTACCTTCAAAAAATAAAACATTGGGGGCTTGTTTAAAACTTCTTGTTGCCACCCAATTAATAACTTTCAATGGAGACCAATAAGGAGATACTAATGCCACATTGGTTGTATGTTGTTCCAACACTTTCAACGGCTTATCTTCTTTCAGATATTCATTGAATACACGTTCAATAACCGTGTGTGTTGCTCCTTTGAATTTCTTACTAATTCTAGTGATATTATCTTTTAACCCTTCTGTAGAAATGAAGTTCATCACATATACTTGTTCTTTTTCACCTAAAATACGAGCATCAATACTTGTGATATAGAATTTTCTTTCTATGCGTTCACTGCGAAATCCTGGACTTTTGAATGATAGTTCAAGCGTTTCTAAACCTGTGAGAGGTAACTGTGTTATTAAACTGGCAGCATCTTTCATAACAATATATCCCGTCATCACGTTGGAAAAAATATCCTCGTAGATGATGGTTTGTGCTGCCATGGTTTTAATACTATACCGTTTACCACGAGAAATTAAATCAATCTTCTCTGTGGTAACCTCACCAGTATCCTTGATTAGTTCAACATTATCCATTATTCACCAATTTTATTTCTGAAATCTTTAATGATTTCTGAGATGTAACGTTCATTCAAAATTTTAATAGTGCGTTTTTCATCATTTCTATCCGTTTCATATTCATAGTTTGTAACAGCTACAATGTTAGGATTGGATATATCATTGTCAACGATATATTCAATTTCAGTATCATAGTAATGGTGAATTCCTTCTGTTGGGTCAACGACAGAGGTGACCGGCAAATCATTTTCTTCAGTTGTGACATTAGACAACTGAGATGTTGTTGATAGCCGAGTTATGCCTTTTTGAGAACGTAATGATACCGTAGTAGCGCCCACTTCTGTAACAATGAATTCACCTCCCGTGTCACTGTTCACTACATCATCAACATTATATTTTGATGTATCAGGAACAGTAACAACAAAATCATAAGACGCAAACACAAACTCTGTAACCTTTGCATCAGGCATAGGCCATTCTTCTCTTGGGTCAATGATATCATTCACAAGAAAGATGATCCAATGATACAACGGGGTGTTGTACATTTTGTAACTTACCATTTCAGGTGTTTCACCATCGCGCACAAAGTAATCATCAAGCAACACCAAATTATTTCGAAATTCCTTTGAGATGGTTACACGACTTAGAAAATCTTCAACAACAATAGGATTACCGTTGTTGGAAATAACTGTTCGTGGAAAATATGAGAAGAATGCCATTAATATCCTTCCTCGATGCGGTCTTCTGTGAGAAGTTCCAATTCTGTGAATTGTAATTGCATAGAAATTTCTGCAGGAGCACCGTTCGTATTTTTAAATGTGATGAAATCGTTACCACCATATTCCACTTTCATGTCTGTTAGCGCACAACTACTGATTCTGAATAGATGGTCATTTTCCATATCTCTGTAATAATACGCCATGGAAAATTCAGCAGGATACCCCATGATGAAGGCATTTGCTCCTAGTGAGGGATGCATATATTTTTTAAACAACTTGATGATTTTTTGTGCTGAATCATATTCAGCTGCATTTTTAGGCAGAAATGTATAATTGAAACTGAATGTTCTGAATCCCATACTTTTGAACAATTGTGCTGTATAAGGATTTGCTACCGTTCCTGTTGTACTACTTAAAAGCGCTGAAACATCTCCAAGTCCTCCTAAATTAGGTGCGTTTTTCAATGCGAAAGCTCCAGCACCTTTTCCTATGGTATTGAATGCATTGCTCAATGAACTCATCGCTGCATCCATGGATGCCTTTGCTGCGTCCATATCTAACGAAACCGCATTTCCCAATGCCTTGGCTCCTGAAGTGATGGCATCAGTGAATCCACTAACTACCTCAGGGGCATTGGCAATCATACCTACATCACCATCTTGCCAATTGGCTTTGTAGCTGACAGAAGGCTTATCATTTACATATAAAGCAATCACATCTTTCAATAACACACGGTCACGGGGTGAGGTGATGATGGATTCACCTGCATACTTAGCTCCTATTCCACCAGCAGCAATAACTGCGGCAGTTTTTGCCGCACCTTCAACAGCACCGGGCAAAACTTGTGCTGCTGAATCGGCAATAGCTGCACCACCAAATGCAGCCGAAGCTGTGAGAAGAGCTCTAAGCTGTGCTGGCGAAAGACTTTTAGTTGCAGGATTATTTTGTCTGCTTACGTCAATTTTTAAGCCTCCACCAGCTACCTTTGCGTCACGTGCTTCTCCTGTACCGATATCACTATTTCTTTTACTGATGTAAAACATCACATAATGCGGATGTTGGGGTGTGGCAATATCTTGCGGATACCGATGAACACTAAGATTGCCATTCGGGCGTTTTAATGCTTCTGCTCCTGCATTAAAGACTGCGGCGTTTTCTGTTCGTTTTTTTGGAGGTGTTACGCCATCTGCCATAAATAGAGTATCCTTGCTGTTATTGGGAGTGACAATATTTATATGACATATACAAAAGATACGTACAAAGGACGCTTTGTTGCTGAAAATCCTCACAAATATGTCGGGGATTCTCAAAACATCATCTATCGCAGTTCCTATGAATTGAAGTTCATGAAATGGTGTGACACCAACGCTTCAGTGTTACGCTGGGCGAGTGAAGAAGTTGTCATACCCTACGTGAGTCCGTTAGACAACATGGTGCATCGTTACTTCGTGGATTTTTACATTGAAGTACAAACGAAAGATGGAAAAAAGAAAAAATATCTTGTGGAAGTGAAACCGTTTCGTTTCACACAGCCGCCGGTGATTCCAAAAAGAAAATCTCCCCGATTCATTTCAGAAGTGAAACAATGGGGAGTGAACAATGCCAAATGGGACGCAGCTAAGAAGTATGCCAAGACCTATGGATGGGAGTTCATGTTAGTTACTGAGAAGGATTTAGGAAGTTTCTGATAACACTATAAATAGTAATAGTATTTCATATTATTCCTGACATAGGAATTTTAACATGTTGTCAAGCTCAAATCAAGTCCCAATTTAACCACTATGGCACAAAACCCCTTCGATATTATCAGAAGTCAAGAAACCCCCACTAGTTCATTTCGTTGGTATCAAGAGATGATTAGAAAAGTGGGGCTGGGGTCTGTCCAACCCCAGCGCGTGATGAGAAGTAACGTTGGTGAGTTTGTCACCAGTGTGTTGCCAGGGCAGATGTACATGTTTTTGTACAATCCAAAGACAGCCGAGAAACTGCCATATTATGATACTGTACCAGTTGTGTTACCATTCAGAAAAGTTGCTGATGGATTTTATGGGTTGAATTTCCATTATCTTCCTCCTATGCTTCGTATGAGATTGTTAGAACGATTGATGACTCTTGTGAATAATGAAAAGATGACTGAAACCACACGGGTGAATTTAAGCTGGAAGCTGTTAAACAATGCAGCGAAATTTCCAGGTGTTCATGCTTGTGTTAAGCGTTATTTGTACAAACAGATGCAATCTAGAATCATGAGAATTTATCCACAAGATTGGAAAAAAACCATTATGCTACCAATTGATAATTTTGAGAAAGAACCTATAAACGTAGTATTCAACGACTCATGGAGTAAAATGTAATGGCATCATCTGGCGAATCAATAGATAAAGTAAATCCACCTACTTTAGAACAATTTATATCTTTTATAAAAACAACTAATCTATCTAAAATGGAAAGATTTTTTGTTAGTTTTCCTGTTATAGGAGGAGTTGAAAAATCCTTAATGTTATTGTGTGAAGAAGCAGCTATTCCAGGAAAAACCATTAACACCAGAACACTGCGTATTAATGGTATGAATGAATATAGAGCAGAATCCATGGATTTCATGGGAGATAGTATCACTTTACAGTTTTTAATGGATGCTGAATGGAAAGCACGGTATGCAATGGAATATTGGATGGATTTGTGTGTTACAAAGCCAATGGAAGGGAGAGAAGTAAATTTTTACTCGGACTATGCTTTCGATATTACATTACATGCATTAATGCCTGCAGGAATACCAGGTGAGAAAATAGCCAACTGGAGCCCAACACAATCAGACTTCTCTTTACGTAGGGGATTACCGAAATCTTGGCAAGAAGGTAATAAAGGATTACTTCTTAACAAAGCAATAAATGCAGGAAAAAGAAAAATTGACCAAATTACTAATAAAGCTAAAACACAATTATTCGGAGCAATAGCACCATTAGCAAATCCTTTAATAGAAGCGTTCAGAGACACAGAAAATATTGTATACAGTATTAAATTAATTGAGTGTTGGCCTAAAAGTATTAATGTGATGCCAGTATCTTGGTCCAATCCAGGTGTTCATAGAATGAATGTCACATTTTCTTACAAATATTGGGTATCGCATGTTGAATCCATTGATGAAAACGATGATTTTGAAAGTAAAGTAGTTGGCGGTCTTAATAAGAAAGTTGGTGAATTTTTAGATAAAAATCTTGGTAGTAGAATTCCATCTGTTGCAAATAAATTATCAAGTTTAGGTAACGACTTGAAGGCAAAAGCAATTAGTAAGTTTGGCAAACGTTTTGGTGGTTAACATAATTTAGGAGAATAATATGAATATACCTATGGTGAAGGTCCCAACTTTTTCTATGACACTACCTGTGTCAAAAGAGAAAATTGATTTTCGACCTTTTTTAGTGAAAGAAGAAAAATTGTTGATTTTAGCAAACGAAGCATCAGACACAGAATCAGCATTAAAAGCTATTGGTGAAGTTGTTGAGAGTTGTACCAACGGTAAAGTTCAACTTCACAAACATTGTTTAGCGGATATGCAATATGCATTTCTTCAAATACGAGGTAAGTCTGTAGGACCTGAGATTAACTTCTATTTAATTTGTGGTGATTGTGGGCATCGTCATCTTTCAACAATTTCTGTTGAAGATTTCGACATCAAGTTACCAAAAAAACTTGAAACTGTTTTTGCAATTGATGGCGATATTCGTGTGGAAATGAAGTTCCCTGGGTTGGCACATTACACAAAATTATTTGATGAACAAACAGATGAAGCTGTGTTTGATGTGGTTGCAGATTGTATAGTGAAGATTTTCAATGATGAGGAAGTGTTTGAAAACACCAAAGATACAAAAAATGAAGTGCGTGTGTTTTTAGATAATTTAACACCTGAACAGTTTGAAAAATTTGAAGATTTCTTTGTGAACATGCCAGTCTTATATAAAGAATTATCATTCACATGTACAAGTTGCAGTAAACAAAACAGTTTAATTGTGGATAGTATACAAAATTTTTTCGAATAACTCTTTCTCATGATAACATGGTGAATTTTTACAAGACGAATTTTTTGTTGATGCAACTTCACAAATATTCGTTGAGTGAAATAGAAAATATGATGCCGTGGGAAAGAGAAATTTACATAGCAATGTTACTACAACACTTAGAGAAAAAGAACAACGAACAGGCAAACAATGGCTAATAAAAGCGTCTCCGCAAAAAGAATACGAAAGAGTTTCGTTCAAAAAAACATGTTCGATACTGAAGAAGCAGCAACTGCCAATGTGGAATCTGCACAAGAATTGGCAAATGTTGCCATCAGCATTGAAACATTGACAGAAAATCAAGAAAGAATTTTTCAGGACATGTTGGAAGCACTTCAAGAAATTCCTGATAGTGTTCGTGAGCGTGAGCGCCAATCTGAAAAATTATTAGACAAGATTTTTGATGCCATCTTTGAACTGGAAAAAAGTTTAGAAACTGAAACGGATCCGGAAAAGAGAAAAGTATTAGAAGCGGGAATCAGCACCTTGAAAGGTAAAGGTGCTGATATGTTTAAAACCACTGGATATAATCAGCGAGATAATCGTCCCGCTTCATTGGGAGAAAGTATTGCAAGTCATTATTTTGGTGTTGATCCTGCGTTAAAAAGACAACATGGGTTTGTGAAAGGATTTGGAAAAGCATTAGTTCGTGACACTAAGAAGGCGTTTGGAATATCTTCCAGACCTAACAAAGTATCATTTGATGAAATGCTCGAAAGTAAGAAAATGATTGCAAATTCATCACGCAGCATTTCTGAAATTAGTGAGTCAACCCGTCAAAAAAGAATTGCTGATAGTTTAACTGAAGAAGTGGCAGAAGAACCGAAATATACAGCAGATTTAGCACCTGATTTTGCTGCAGCTGCCAATAAGTTTGATGAACAATTTGGAGTACCGAAACAACGGGGAAGAAAATCATCAGGCACAGGTTCTGCGAAACTATCAAAGGAACGAATGAAAAGTGTTTCTGGAGGAGCTGATTATCAAACGGCATCCTTGAAACTCTTGAAAGATATTGCACAGAACACAAAAAATCAATTAGAACTGTTACGAGATAATTTAGGCGCAGATAAGAATGAAAATGTGTCCCGAGGAACAGTTGCTGCAGGTGCTGTAGCTGGGGCTGCTGCAGCAAAAACAACACCTAAATTTGCCAGTTCTGGTACTGATTATGATGACCCTAATCGTGAAGTAACAAAAGAGGAAGGTGGCGGAACTGACGAAGGAGGTTTAGCTGGAGGAATTGGCGGATTATTACCTGTAGCAGGCGGAGCAATAGCAGGGTTAGGAGCAGCACTTCTTGGTAAAGGAAAACAATTATTTAGCAGATTAAATCCATTTAACAGAACAAGCGCAGGAGGACCATCTGCTGCACCTAATGCAAGAAATGCTGCCAATTTAGCTTCTGATTCGCCAGCAACAGCATTAAGAACAGCTAACAACGTAGCACCTAATGCTCCAGCAACAGCATTAAGAACTGCGGGTGCAGGGGTTCCACCAGTAACACCCCCTCCACGAGCTGCAGGAGGTTTTTTCAGTAATCTTTCTAATAAAGTAAAAACTAAAATACCTGCAGGATTGACTAGCAGAGTTGCAAGTTTGCGTGGGGGTTTAAGTGGAAGATTAGGTGGTCTTGCACGTGGGGGTGCAGCCAGAGTTGCAGGTAGAGGAATTCTTGGTAGATTTGGAAAAGTAGGACTAAAAAGTGTATTGAAGAAAATTCCTTTGGTTGGCGCAGTTGCTGGTTTAGGATTTGGTGCATCTCGGTTATTAACCGGTGACTGGAAAGGGGCGCTCGGTGAAGTGGCATCTGGGGCAGCGGGCAGTATACCTGGAATTGGTACCGCAGCAAGCATGGGAATTGATGCTGCTATGGCAGCACGTGATGCCGGCATGTTTGAAGGGGGAGAAGCGCCTCCTGAAGCCATGGAAGATATGCCTATAACACCAGGCATAGAACCAGTACCTCAGGCACAAATACCTGCCACGGCTACAATGGCTGCAAATCCTCAATCTGGTAGAGTTCCCGTGGCGAATGCACTAGAACAAGCTACCAATCGCCAACCACAAGCAGCTCCGCCCATAATTAATAACATTACTAATAATAATGTTGCTCCTCAAGGAGGCGGCGGTGGTCAACAAACAGTTGTGACCTCAGTTAGCATTCGTGATGTGCATAGTAGTTACATGAGGTTCCAAGAACGAAGAATGTCACGGGTACTATAAAAGGGAAGAGGGAGTCTTTCGACTCCCTCTTTTTATTTCAATCTTTTGCCAGATTGGCAAAGTAACTTAGTGTATCGTCATCATCCTCATCAACAGGTGTTGACGCTCTTGGCTGAGGAGCTCGTGCAGTTCGCATAACTGGAGCCTCGGCAACTTCTTCATCTTCCATGCGACTTTCAGAAATCTTATCAGCAGTCACACCTGCTGCCGGACTACCCTTCAGAACAATTTCCAACTTCTTCTTCAATTCATCATAACTCTTGAAGTTCTTGGCATCCAAGAATTCCTGAAGTGGGTACTGCTGATTCCAGATGGCTTCAATTTCATCATCAGAATCCGCGATAGCGGTCATGGTATCAAACTCCGACTTGTCATAGTTACGATACCCTTCAACATTACGAATCTTCAACTTGAAGTTCGCACCCTTCCAGAAATCGAACGGATTGATGGGTTCCTCATCCTCAAACTGCGGCTGCATGATATCCTTCACTTTGTCGAAAATCTTCTTTCCAAACTTGTAGAGGAATACCTTGCCTTCGTTCTGTGGATTAGCAGAATCCTTGATAACAAGAATGTTTGCGATATATGTGAGCTTGCGCTTCTGCTTACGTGCAATTTCCTTGTTACTTTCGATACCAGAGTTCCACAGTTCAGAATTCAATTCTGAAACTGGGTCAGCCTGATTCAACGTGGTCAAGCTGTTCTCAATATACCAACGACCTGAGGGACCTTGGAATCCATGATTCCAAATACGTACCCAAGGAAGTTCTTCACCCTTCGGCGGCGGAAGGAAACGAATTACAGCATAACCATTGCCTGCCTTGTCAACTGCCGGACTCCAAAACCGGTCATCTTCTCGGCGTTCGCCTGTGGGCTTGGCAATCTTCTCCACTTCCTTCATGAGTGAATCAAAGTTGCCACGGGACTTACGTAAATCTGATAAACTAGTATACGACATGTGTTCTCCTTGTATAACGGTGTATGAAACGGTGTATGTTACTACGATTGTACTGCCATGATATTATTCTTCATCAAACTCATAACCACGATTGTCAGTGAAATACTCCTCGTCATCGTCATCTTCAATCATATCATAGATGGCTTTTCTATGCTTATTTAGCTTGTCTTTTTCCACCTTCTTAGGCTTTTTGAAATTACGGTACTCATCTTCATCGTAATCCCAATCACGATGTCTACTCATAAAAAACCTTGCTAGTAATCATTGAAAACTTGTCCTTGTCAATTCTGACGAATGGTGAATATTTGTGTAATGTGGTTGAAACTTGTGACCAAACTGGGTCGAGAAGAAGTTGTTCATCTACTACATAACTAAATTTATATAGTTTATTTAGAATAACAAGTGTTTCTAGGCTACAAGTTTTACCAAGATACAGTTTCAAAATCAACGGATGACCATCTTTACAGTTCCATAATTCATCAATACTATTCACCATTAACGACATTTTTTCAACATCAGACCGATAGGTGTATGTCATGCTTTCTTGTACTCGGGTCCATTGTAGATAAACATCTGGACCTTCTGGTGTGTATAATCCACCCCATTTATCACCATACAAGAAATTGGACATGATGTATTCCACATACTGTTCAGTAGTTGGATACTTCCGTAAAACTTTTTCCAACGCCATTTGCATCTTCGGCTTCACACCATTCTTCGGCTTTCTGGGTTTCACACC